AACCAGTTAGGAAAAGACCCATCTGAAGTAAAAGTAGATGGTAAGTCCTATAAAGTATCGTCTTGCTCACTAGATGAAAGAGACGATGTATTAACAATCAAACTTGCAATGGCAAGTACAAAACAGGAGAAGTCAGATGACAAACCCACTAAAGGGCGAGATTGAAATAGAGTTAGGCGGTAAGACCTACAAAACAAGACTAACTGTAGATTCTATTATGCAAATAGAAGAAGAGTTAGACTGCGGTATTATAAAGTTAGCCACTAGAATGGCGGAAGCAGATATAAGGATGTCACATATCGTTGCAGTTCTGCAACCTGCTTTACGAGGAGGTGGTAATGATGTTGACAGAAAGCAGGTTATAAAACTTGTTAGTGATACAGGAGTTATAAAAGCTACTGCTGCAGTAGCAACATTACTAACACAAACTTTAACAGACAATGAAGCTGAACAAGATGAGGGAAAGCCTCAAGAGGTGGAGAGTCTTTAGACTCTTTACCTGTAAGAAGGTATTTCAGTATATGTGTTGGCATGTTAAATCTTTCTCCAAAAGATTTTTGGAATATGTCACCCATAGAAATTTATTTAGCTTTGGAAGGATTTGTTGAATTTAACGGAGGAGAAAAAGATAAACCATTAACTAATGATGAATTAGAAGATTTGATGGAATTATATCCTGATTAAATATGGCAACAGTAGACGAATTAGTAATTGAGTTACGAGCAGAAACACGCAAGTTAAGACGTGGCTTAGATAATGTAAATAAGAAACTCAATCAAACGGAAAAAACAGCTAAAAAAACTAACAAAACTTTTGGAAAATTAGGTGGAGCTGTTGCTGCTATTGGATTTGTTGCATTAACTTCAAGTCTTATAAATACAATCAGGAAATTTGAAGATTTAGAGGCTACTCTCAGAGCCGTAACAGGTAGTACAGAAGCAGCAGCGCAATCTTTTAAATTAGTGAGAGCTTTTACGGCTAGAACAGTCTTTCAAGTTGATGAGGTAGCACGTTCATTCATAACACTAAAACAAGCAGGTATTGTACCTACAAGCGAAGTGTTGCAAGATTTTGGTAATTTTGCAGCAGGTATGGGCAAAAGCATTGAGCAACTAGCACAAGCAGCCTTTAATGCCACGACAGGCGAAATGGAAATGCTTAAACAATTTGGTGTTATAGCAAGACAACAGGGAGACAAAATTACAGTCACATTTGATGGTGTAACCAAAACCATAGATAGATCAGGCGAATCAATAATTGCTTTTTTACGAGAAATAGGACAGACAACATTCTCAACAGCTATTGAGGAAAGATTCAAAACTTTATCTGGTGCCATAGCAAATTTAAATGATGCGCTTGATTCATTCCAAGTAAGAATTGGCGAATCAGGTGCTACAGAAGGTATGGTAAATTTTACAAAAGAAACGACAAGATTGGTAGAAGCATCTGATCCCATAGCAGACACCCTTGGCAGTATGGGCAACAGTTTTCTAAGAGTTGGTTCATTTATAGTTGGTTCTGTAGCATCTCTTTTTGAATTTGCACAAGGAGCTGAAGATACAAAAGATGATTTAGAAGAATTAGATAGAAAATTAAAAGAGCTTATAAAAACTAATGTAGATTTTAAAGCAACTCTGACACCAGATGAAAAATCAGAATTTGCCTTGTTTGAAAAACTAAACAAAGACATGAGAGAGGCTAAATTCAGTTTAGAAAAATTAGTAGCTAATGATTTTGCTGATCTTTCAAGAATAATTAACAAAGTAGCTAATGAAAAATTAAAAATACACCTTAGTCGTGTTGAAGGTGAAGTCACTGATTCAATGAGAGAAACAACTAGAGAAGAAATTGTAAGAAGTATGTTAGGAGGTATGACTTTAGAAGAATATAAAGAAGCAGTTTCGTCTTTTTTAACCGAAACAGACGAACTTTCAGAAGGAATTATATCAATGCAAAGAGCCATAGTTTCATCATCAGAACAGTTTACATCTAATTTTGTTGATTCTTTGCTTGAAGGTCAAAACGCTCTTCAATCATTTAAAGACTTTTCAAAACAAATTGTAAGTCAAATAATAACTATATTTTTGCAGATGGAGGTTGTAAACAGAATACTTGCAGGAATTTTCCCAAATTTAGGAATTTCTTTTGGTGGCATAGTTTCTGATGCAGGTGGTGGCACATCAGCAGCCGCTACAAGAAAAATTAGCAACCCTATGGGTATGAACGCAGGTGGTGGAACAGTGCAAAGAGGCACACCCACACTGGTGGGAGAACGTGGTGCAGAGATATTTGTTCCTAACACTGGCGGCACTATTATGAACAACATGAATAGCAGAAACGCTATGGGCGGTTCTCCTATCATAGTAAACCAATCGGTAAACTTTGCTACAGGTGTTGTACCCACAGTAAGAGCAGAAGTTACTAAGATGCTTCCACAAATATCAGATGTCACAAAAGGCGCAGTGCTAGAAGCAGCAGTGCGTGGCGGTTCATTTAGAAAAGGATTGATGGGACGTGGCTAAGATAATAACAATGCCAACTACTCCTAACTTTGTAAGGAGTAACTTTAGATTATTTAGAGCAATAGGACAGACAGCTTCACCATTTACAGGCAAACAACTTACACAGGAGTTTGATGCTGTATTCTGGCAATCAGAGGTGACTTTACCACCGTTGAACAGAACACAGGCTGTAGAGTGGCAATCCTTTCTAATGCAATTAAAAGGCACTACGAATCATTTTAAGTTTGCTGACCCTGATGCCTTAACTAACACAGGAACATTCAGTACAACGCATTTAATAGCCGAGAACAGGGTGTCTAACACTAACGTATCATTAACAGTCACAAATACAAACACCATAACTGCAAATGCAAGTACATTTGCCAATGCAATAGTAGGAGACTTTATTCATATAACTGGCATGACTAATGAAGAAAACAATGGTACTCATAAGATAACAGCCAAAGATGGCACAAATCCAACTACTAAGGTAACAGTAGACAGCACATTAGTTAACGAAGGTGCTACGAGTGGATGTAAAGTACAGATGAACGTAAAAGGCGCTACAGGTCTCAACCTTAAAACATCTGGAAGCAACAGTGGGACAATAAAAAAAGGAGATTATTTAGGTGTACTAGGTGCTGCTTCTGCCACCGCAAATCCTGTTCAGTTAGTGATGGCAGTAGAGGATGCGACTCAAACAAGTGGTAGCCCAAATCAATATGCAGTACAAACAGAGCCTAAATTAAGATCAACATTATCTACTGGACATTTTGTGATCTTTCAAAATCCAAAAGGTTTATTCAGATTACAGGAGAACACTGTTGATTGGAGTGCTGATAGAACGTCTTTATATGGCATAAGTTTTTCTTGCATTGAGGTAGTCTAATGGCAACACGACAAGGAATAGATACAGCAATATCAAGTAGACTTGGTGCTGATGCACAACAAATGTTTTTTGCTGTAAAGGCAGAGTTTGACACTGACGATATTAGAGTATGGTCAGGCATAGATGACATAACTGTGAACTCAGAAACCTACACTGGAGCAGGTACTCTTTTATCTATAAGCGGAATTGAAGAAGATTTAGAACTTAAATCAAATGGACTATCAATATCTGTCTCTGGCATGGATTCTACAATGTTGGATTATGCTTTGACAGAAAATTATCAAAACAGACCTATAACAGTATTTCTAGGTTTTCAAATGGGAGGCTCTAATGAAAGTGCAGGCGAAATGACACTTTTCAAAGGACGGATGACAAGTTTGCAAATAAATGACACGCCTGATGGGGCAACAATTACCATTGACTGTGAAAACAGATTAGTAGATTTGAATAGACCATCTAATCTTAGATACACTGTTGAATCACAAGAATTTTTACATAGTGGAGATACAGGTTTCAATAGAGTGCAAAGTCTTGCTGACAAACAAATTGCATGGGGACAAAAACAAGATGTAACAAGAAGTAATGGTAGAAGAGAAGATACTGATATTAGCGAAATAGAATTAGCGTAACAATGAAAAAAGTTCCAAATTGGGAGATTGAGTTTGATGCTTTTCTCAACAGAAAATTAAAAACACCTTTTGTTTGGGGAGAATGGGATTGTGTGATGTTTACTAATTCATTCATAAAAGTTATGACAAAAGAAGATTTGTTACCTAAAGAATGGAAATGGAGATCAGAAAAAGAAGCCATGCAAAGTATATTGAAATACGGAAAAGGGAAAGGTTTGGCTAATGCTATACAAGGAGTCGTTGATAAAAATACTGGCATTGAGGAAATAGAAACACAATACATAACAAAAGGTGACTTTGGTGTATATAAGGAAGAAAGCGAGTTAGCCTTTGTGTTTGACGGTTACTTTGCAATGAATCCAGATGATGATGGCATTGTGGTCAAAAACGATGTTGAAATAGTGAAGGCTTGGAGAATCAATGGGTAAACCGTTTAAGGCAGCTTTAGCAGTAGCAATAGCAGTGTTTATACCTGCTGCCTTGACAGTTGGATTTTCAGGTGCAGCAAGTTCTTCTATTTTTACTTTTGCAGCCGCAGCAGGAGGTGGTCTAACAGCTATAGGTATGGCTGCTATGGCGTTCGGTACAACCTTGATATCCTCTTTAATTGGAGGTATGACTTCAAAAGGTATCAATGCTACAAACGGAAACTTTGGTACTAAATTTGCGGCTAGAGGCGCAACAGCACCAAGACAGCTTATCTATGGCAGATGTCGTGTAGGTGGAACTATAGTTCACTTAGAAACAACAGGAACAGATAACTACTTACTACACATGGTTACGGTCTTGGCAGGACATGAAATAGAAGGCTTAGAAAGTGTAAGGTTGAATGATACAACTGTAACAACTAGCTCAAGCACTATAAACAACACCACAGTATTTACAGTTACAAATTCAGAATTTTCTAATACTGATAATGATAACAAATTAGATTCTAACGGAAGATTAATTAGATTCTGTTTTGAAGATGGATCACAAACAGCAGCTAACGCATATGCGGTGGCACAAAGCTCATTAATATCTACAGACAAATTTCTTGATTGTGCATACGTTTATATGCAAATGGTATTTGACCCAGAAAAGTTTGGTGGAGGTATGCCAAATATATCTTTCGTAGTAAAAGGAAAAAAGGTATTTGATCCAAGAAGCGGAGAAACTGCTTGGACTGATTCAAGTAACAAACCAATAGGAACTAACCCTGCTTTGTGCATAAGAGATTATTTAACTAACACTACCTATGGACTTAAAGCACTTAGCTCCGAGATCAATGACACAACTAATTTAGGAGGTGTTGCAGCAGCAGCAAATGCCTGTGAAGTAGATGTGACTTTAGCTGATGGAAGTACACCAGAAGATAAATACACAGCCAATGGGTTTACAAATTTTTCAGCAAGCGGCAATGGAGTCATAGAAGGTCTACTAAGTTCTATGGCAGGCAAACTCTCTTACACTAATGGACAATTCAACATATTTGCAGGAACAACACAAACTCCATCACTGACAATCACTGACGACAATTTATTAGCACCAGTACAAATAACTACAAACGCAGGGACAGGCGAACTATATAACACAGTAAAGCCAATCTATATTGATTCAACCAATAATTTTATAGCAGCAGATGCACCTGTTTTTCAGGATTCTACTTTCCTGACTCAAGATACACCTAATGGTGTTGCAAATGACAAGCCAAACTATGTTAAACAAATGGAGAAACAGCTACCTTTCACTGTAACGCATACAATGGCACAAAGAATAGGCAGACTAGCTTTGAAGAATCAAAGATTTGCCACTACTATAAGTTGTCTAGTAGATATGTCATTTATGAAACTACAGCCTGCGGATTGGGTGTATGTAACAAATGATAGACTTAGCTTCAATCAAAAAGTATTTGAGGTTATATCGGTAAACATGGAAGTGATGCAAAGCGATGAAACTCCGATGTTAGGTGTAAGGTTAAATTTAAAAGAAGCAGATAATTCTATTTTTGCATTTGCTACAAGCGATTATCAAACTCCAATAGTGGCAGGTAGTGATCTACCGACAGGAGCTTTTACTCTTTCGCCGCCTACAAATCTATCAATAGCTACAGATACAACAAATGTTGACGTATTTAGTACAACATCTGTCACTGCTTCTTGGAATAACGCTGCTTCACCTTTTATCATTGGTACTGAAGTACAGTACAAAAAAGCTTCAGCCTCTGACTTTACAACTTCTTTTGCAGCACAAGGAGAAACAAAACAACAGATCACAGGACTTGAAATAGGAATAGCTTATAACTTTAGAATAAGGCATTTAGGTATTAATGGTGGTTCTGCTTATGACACAGAAAATCATACAGTAAGCGGTACTGCCAGAACACTAGCAGAAGTTTTAAACGCAAATGCAACAGGCATTAAAACCTTTTTGCAAAATGATGTACCAACCTCAGTTAACGCAGGTGATCTTTGGATTGACTCTAATGATGGCAATAAAATATATAGAGCAACATCTTCAGGCAATGATGAAGTCACTTCAGGAGAATGGGTAGCAACTTCCATAACAGCAGGTGCTATAGGATTAGGTAACGTGCTTAATCAAGCGCAAATCACAACCTTTGCCTCTAATGATCCTCCTACAGCAACCGCAATAGGTGATTTATGGATGGACACCAACGATGGCAATAAAGTTTATAGAGCGCAATCTGTTGGGGCAGACCAAGTTACTGCAGGTGAATGGGTATCTACTACTTTAACTAAGGCAGGTATAGGTTTAGGAAGCGTAGCAAATGAGAGACAGATTACAATATTTAGACAAAATAATGCTCCAACAGCCACAGCAGTAGGTGATTTATGGTATGACACTAATGACAATAACAGACTATATAGAGCAGATTCTGTTGGCTCAAATCAAGTTACAGCAGGTGAATGGATAGATGTTTCACCAAATAAAACTACAGTAGGATTATCAAACGTAGACAACAACAGTACTGCTACTATACTTGCAGGCAATCTTACAGGTGGAATAAATTTTGGTGGAGTAACAGTATCAACAGAAGATTTAGTGGATGCTAAAAATAGAGCATTTGAGGGTTTTGACAGTAACGGTGATGTTAAGCGGGAGATACCTAGGGCGCAACTTACAAAAGTTATAACCGCATCAGTAAATCAACAGGCTTTTGTATGGTCAGAGTTGAGTAATGCAGGATATGTCCCTACAGCGACTACGTTCACATTTGACATTACATGGAAAGACGGTAATGGAACTGAAGTAGCAACTTCAAGGTGGATTGCAACGAGAGATACAACCAATGATCACATTGATAATAGCGGTATCACTAATAACGTGTCAGGTACAGGAGTAACATCTACAGTTACTGGTGGAGATTCTGCATTTATGACAGTTACATTCACTAAAGAAGGAACAAGCTGTACTGTCTCTGCTAGTCTTGTGACTTTTACAGGGTTTACGTTTAAAGATGACTAATGTTAAAGATTCAAACAGATAACATTTATCTTAGACTTTTGGCAGAATCAGATATGCCTATTATTGCTACAGCAATGACAGGAGTATTTGCATCAGATGCCTTACCTACAGAAACAGATCAAAAGTATTTTTTTTACAAAGCAAATGTGCAAAACAACACATTCCCAACCACCGAAACAGTTTTAGGAGATACAAAGATAGGACATTTTAACTTGGCTATCTGTTTAAAGTCTGATGATTCGCCCATAGGATTCTGCATCACAAGATATGTTGGTAAATCCATAGAACAAAAAATGACAGCATTGATACCTGCACAACGTGACAAGAAATACTACACGGAAAGCACCATAGCAAGACACAGGTTTTATTACGACACACTCAAGGCAGAAGATTCCACAGCAATAATACCTACGTCTGATACAGGTACAAATACGTCCGTAAGACAGACCTTAGATAGCCTCTATCAAACAAATGAGAAGATATATACCATTGAGCAAGGTGAATACAGAAAAGCTAAGATAACAAAAGATGAGTGGACAACATGGCTTGATAGTTCTGGCAAAAAAGACCTTTCCTATAGTCTTACTTGGAGTTGATATGGGTTATGCAAAACCAACA